TGGCTTGTGATTCTTTGCCCACCACGTGGTAGGTTATATCCAAGCCAGCAAGAATAGCTATTCATATCCAAGCATCCGGCGATATGTGACCCACGTAACAGCCTGAACTTCGGCAGGAGTTAAGACACATCCGCAGGCATCAAACGACCGCTCACTTGCAAGGATATAAGAGCGGGTGATAGCAGCGTATAAGGCCTTACCAATGTTTGGGGTTTTAGTTGTGGGGATGCGTTCGCCCATAAATATTGCAAAGGCGTGGCCATCGACACAAACAGTATCCTTAAAGCCGCTAATGCAGCGGTAAAAGGCAACTACCTTCTGACCCGAGAGGATGTCTTGAATAGCCTCACTGTCTGGTGATTCTAGTTCAAGAATGCGCGCCGCCTTGTCTTTGTTGGTGTTGTATGTGCAGACCTTTGTTCCTCTAGAGTCCATGCCCTGATGCCACAGCTTAATCATGCTCTCAGCATCAGCGCAGTTCCTCTCCCATTTGTTGTTTGGAGATAGTGCTGCGATCACACCGATAGCCTGACCTAACGTAAGGCCCTGGTACGTATGAACAAAGGAGAGAGCAAGGGTATGGGCTCGCTGATACCAATCCTTCCCTTGCTGAATGTCAGCAGCAGATGCCAGACCTAGCATCCCGATAATGTGCCGAGCGTTAGCCCGTGGTTGAACCCGTTTAGTCATGGTGTGCTCCGTGGTTGGTGTTGTGGTTGGTTGTGGCTTGTGAATCAGTAACCTAGAAACTCTAGCAGTGTTTCAGCGTGGCAGGCCTGCATCCGCGGCCAATGGGTAAACCCGAACACGTCGTCGTAAGCTTTGGCCCAGTCGGTGCCATGATCCTTTAGCAGTCGGGTTGCGTCAGCATAGCTTAGGTTGCCGTGCTCGTCAGCAGCTGCCAGTACCGAATCCTCATAACTGGTGAACATTGGTCGTGTCTCCTGTTGTGGTTGGTGTTGTGGGCAGCTTTTTAGACGGCTGCCACGGATAGTGTGAGGATCAGACAGCCCCCGCCACTAGCTGCTCAATCTCGGCCAGCTGCTCAGCCGCTCCAATGATACAGAAGCGTTGATCGGACCAGCTGAGATCCTCCCATGCTTGAAATAATTCTTCATCAGCACCCATAAAGAGATCATCAGAAGGTGTGGCATAAACAGTCACACCCAGCCGGTTGAGCCAGCGTAGATTTTCAAGGCAAGCAGAGGCAACCAGCCAATCAATGAAGCGGTAGGAGTCGCGGATCTCTTTGAAGGTGAACATTGGTCTGTTGATTGAACTGCGCTAAGTATGTCCCATCGGTAGGGCAAGTGTCAACCCCTCTAACGATAAGTATTGCTTATGGAATGGATAAACTTACCTTATCGGGGACAGATTTTTTATATAAAGTATGCGCGTACATGCATAAACGCACACCCACGCGCGTTACCTGCCACCCTTGCCTGCCCCTGCTGGCCAACCCCTGCGCACCTGCCTATGCCACAGGTACGCGAACATCCCACATCCATTGCTATCACTGGGCTCTCACCCTGGCCAGCACCCCGTTTGGACACGGATTGGACACGATCTACCCCCACCCCCACGCTCAGAGGCGCCCAGACCCCCCGGCATGGGGGTAGCCGCCGGCCGCAGCCTACGTTCGAGGTTTCACATTTTTGTGTCAAAATTCATGGGTGACGCCTGGAAGCCCAGGGAGAGGGCCTCAAGGGAGTCGGAGGTGTATCGACACCTACGAGGAGCTTGAGGGGCCTTCCTGAGGCTTCTAGACACCTCTCACGCTCTTCTACCAATCAAGCGCCTTACCAACTGTCGGAAGTTCCCTTAGAAGGATCTGCTTTGCCTGCTCAGCAATTTGTCGATGCTCCAGCTGTGTTCCCTCCGTAGTCCGAAGTTGGATGTAATGAATCCAGCTCCTCACCGTCCCGTTCATGTAAAGCCGAGTAGGCGATGAAAGGGGAAGTACTTCTCTGGCACACTCCTTGGCAACGCCTTTGCTAAGCATCTCTTGGTAGAGGTCTTCTGCTTCTGCGTAGTGTTGAGCAATACGGCGATAGAAGAGCTGGGTAGACTCAGGAGAAAGATCATCATGGCTTGCCTGACGATTGTTGTGATCCTGTCTACGAAGGTGTGGAAGATCAATACCCCCCAGCCCCTCTAACGTACTTGCATAACGCTGAGAGAATTCTTGAAAGGAAAAGGATCTATGCCGCAGTATCTGTGGACTAATGGCCCGAGTGGTGTTAATTTCAAGAACAATATTGGCCATCTCAAACACTGACCAATGCCCATGCTTAACGCAATAACCAAGCAGCCGATCCACGGTCTTGTGGTTCTCTTGGTTAGAAGGATTAGATACCCTAGCACAATAGGCAATAGTTTCTTCAGCGTTTGGTGTGATGCTGATGAGTTTAACAGACGGATTCATTGAAAGGTAAGAAGGAAGGTGGAGTGGATATATAGATATAGATAGATATAATAACTATAATAGTAACTACTATAGAAACGGTTAATAGTAATTATGGTCGGGTTGACTATTGGCTTACCTCCAGATTCTTCTTCGCTCCGCTCCGAAGACTCTTACGGACGCCACTTTGGTGTCAACCTACCGCTGCGGGTCTACGACCCTCCGCTAACCATAGAGAACTATAGCTATTGTGTCAGCTCCGCGTCAGCCCCATCCTTGCGGATGTGTCTAACTTGGTCTTCATTATCAGTCGCTGTCGTTCCTTCTAATTCAGAGCCCCGGCCCCCGATTTTGTGTCGTAATTTCCTTCCGCTGTCGGCCCCAAAACAAGGGAAGGGAAGGGTAGTTATGTCCTTCAGGTCGATCGTTCGCGTACACAGAAACCCCAAAGAGGAATTACTCTGTCTCATGCTATAGTTGTTGTCTATTCCTTCTACTTACCGCCACCGACCCATTCAAAGAACGCAAGCGTTAACAAGAAAGAATGTGTGTCTGTTGGTGCAATACTGGAATAGACGTGAAAAGAAGATGATGGAAATGGGGACGAAAATGGTCGGTCCCCAAATCAAAATCCGCTGTTCCACACCAGGAAGGCACCACTCCTCCTGGTAATAGTGCGTCCCTTCTCCCTTAGATCCAGCTGGCTATGGCCTCAGAACCCTCTTGGATACTGGAAAAATCCCTTCCAAGCACGAGGCAATCTGTGGCCGCCTGAGGGGTGTCTATGAAGGCGGTGAGCATCTGATTCCACTGCTGTCGTTTGGCCTCAATGGTGGCTTCTTTTGCGGAGATAGCAAGGGCATCTTGGAAGTACTTAATCCCAAGGGCTAGGGCATCGACCCTATCGTCGTGCTTTACCGCACCTTTTTCGCGACACATACGTGTGAGCTGATACATAAGCATCCTGGGAAGGCGTTCTTCAGGTGCCATGTCGTTGTTGGATTGGTAGTCCCAGGTGATAAGGCGCTGGTCAATGACAAGACGGTGCTGGTTAAGGACGGGCTCCAATGTGTCGATGATTCGATCTTCTTTCCTTGTCGTAGCTCGTACCTCTTCAAAGGAAAGACCAACCTTCATCTCCACGGCGTGTTTCTTCATGAGTTCCATGATGGCACCATCGCCAAAGTTAGACTCAATCAAACAAGTAGATGCCTCGAACTGCTTTGCCCGCCTAAGGATTTCTCTAAGGGTCTTGTCGGAGTAACCATCCTGTGTGGCAAAGATGTCCCTTAAAAAGAGGAAGCCATTGATCTGTGAAAGGATTATGGAAACGGTTTCGTCTTTTCCTCGTCCGGACGGATCAACGGCAACAATAGTTTCCCCGTATGGGATAAATTCCGAAACAGTCTTAGGCCGGTGCCATCGATCGCCAGGGAGAGCGACAGCAGGGAGATCCAACAGAGTCTCTTTATCGGCGCCCCACACCACGTCAGATGGACCTTTCTTAGCATCAAGCGGTAGTACTGAAAAGTCGCTGAGCTTGAGAGGAAATTTAAGGGCGTCACTTAGGCTGGTATCCAACATAAACTGCAGCATAAAGTTGCTGCGACTCATACTCTGTTCCCTTTCGAGAAGGTTGATTTCAGAGAAGCGAGTGTCTGTTGGTGTCCATGATAATTTGTCCAGGCCGCTCTTGTTGATGTCCTGTTGAAGGTCCTCGGCAAGGATGTCCTCGTATCCGATAAGACTTTTTGGATAACGAGCGGGCCAGACAAAGGGTCGATAGTTACGTTCCCTTAGGGTTCGGTAGATAGTAAAGGTTGTTTGTGGGGTCCCCAAAAAGATAATTCTGCTATCGTCTTTAGGGGTAAGAACTGACTCACCCTCCGTCACCAATTGCAATAACTTCTCTCTCATGAGATCAGTCGCTGAGTTACTCGGAACTTCAACGTCATCAAAAATGATCACGTCCGCACGAGAACCAGTTAGCTGTCCCGTAATGCCAACACTTTTAACGGAGGGGCTTTGAGCAGGGCGACATCCATAAACATCAAAGGATACGCGGGACCAGCGTTGGTCGTCGTCCTTTGGGGTGAGGTGGTTAAGCCACGAGATCTCAATAAGGCACTTCTGACAGAATATGGTAAAGTCATCGGCCCGCTGCTTACTAGCAGACACAACCATGATCTTCTTGTCTCGATCACAAAAGAGAATCCAAAGCGTAAAGGCAGCCGCAATCCACGACTTACCTAGTCCTCGAAAGGCTTGAATCTGAAGACGCTTTGGACCGTTTTGAAGATACCGAGCAATGGCAAGCTGTGCTCTTGTTGGAGGAGGCAGGTCGAGCGACTTCCATACAAGAGAAAGGAACAAAGGAAAACTGGCCGCTAATCGGGCCTCTGGGGTGCCCTTAGGGTGGGTCATAGGGGGAACATACGTAAAAGGGAAAAGAGGGGGCCTACAGGGCCGTAGAACCCCCAATGGTGGCTATTTCATCTTGGTGGTGTATTTCTTACCACGCCAGGTGAACTGACTAGCACCAGAAGAACGTGCGGCCTTAAAGGCCTGATCAAACGTCTTTTTGTTAAAGGAACCCGTGGTAGTAGACGGCTTGGGACCTTGCTTGGGCTTATAGTCGCCTCGCTTAAGAGCAGCCTTGAGGGTGCCATCGGCAGCAGGACGAGCCTGAAGCGCAGCGGCTGCCACACCACCACGAGCAAGACCCTTAAGACCACCCACCACAGCACGAGCGGTACGAGCAGCCTTCAGGGTTCCTTCCATGGCCTTCATGGCACCACGAGCACCACGACGAGCCTCGGCCCCTTTACGGATCTCTTGACCACGTTGTTGGGCAGCCCGCACCTGACCGGAATCACCGATGGTACGCAGTTTCTTAGCACCTTCGCGGATTTTAGGTGCCCGCTGGGACATCAAACGCTGTGCTTCCACCGGCTTAACCAGGGGACGACCAGAAGCAGCCTTACGGGCCTGGGCAGCCTTACGCACCAGCTTTTGCATTACGGGCTTGCCCGCATTCACCATTCGAGGGGTGCCACTAGGCTTGGTCACACCACCGCCGCCACCACGACCAGTTGTCACTTTTGCAGATCCAGGAGTACCACCCCCTGATTGTGACACACGAGCTTTGGAAACGGATTGACGGTTGGCCCGACCCTTAGAAGTGGTAACGGGTTTCTTTGTGGACCGCTTGGAGCGATTAGAAGAAGAAGTAATCTTTGCCATAACAATCAGACCCGACGCACACGACCGGTTTTGTTAGCAACGTTGGAGGAGGGCACACGATCGGCCTTACGCACGTTCTGAATAGCAGTGGTAGCAGCCACAACGGTAGCGTTCAGGGCCACGGTAGTAGCAGAAGTAGCAATCGTGTTATTCAGTTCGTGCTTGTCGATCTGACCAGGGGCGGTAGAAATCGAACCGTAGGCGGAACCGCCAGCAGGAAGAGTAGCCATCTTTTTAAGAGATTGGGTTTACGTAGTTGTCCAAGAAAGAACCTTGGAAAAGTTTGAAAGGTCAAAGGAGTCCTGACTGACCCACCAAGAAAGCCAATGGGAACTACCTTTTGATTGATTACAGGACCTACAAGCAGGGACCACGTTATGCGTTGTGTCATGACCACCGCGCATCTTTGGGTGAACGTGATCCAAGGTAAGATTATCGGAGGAGCCACAATAAGCACACTGGTTTTGCCAATGGTCTTTAATGGCTTGTCTCCACATCTTCTTTGCTTCGCTGCTTGTCATGGCCCTTAGGAGGAAGAGGTATTCAGAAGGATCTTTGAGAGGCATGAGCCGCTACAGTGGTTTACTTCTTCTTTTTCTTAGGGAATCCGGCCTTCATGTTAGCGTAGGCCTTTGGAGAAATCGTGCTATTCTTTTTGGTTCGACTGGTACCTGCTGCTTTACGCTTGTTGATATTAGCGTAGAGACCTGAGGGTTTGGAATTGCCCTTATTCATTTCTTTGTGGATTTACCATTGTGACCATTTCTAGCACGGTTCCGAGAAGGGCTTTCAAGAACCATGGTCCCCTTGCGTGTATGGGAAAGATCGGGGCCTCCCTTTCCCGCTAGGCCACGGCGCCTACGCTCTGACCACCGTTCTTCGGAGGCATTCTTGACCGTGGGCTTTTTATTCAGTTTGCGTTGATAGGCCGCCTTCTTGGCCGCTGCCTTTGGGTTGGCTGCGTAGTACTTAGCGGACTTGCTCTTTGCCTGGGCCATCTTTAAAATAAACGAAGTTTTCCAGGCGTTCGATGCGCTGATTGCTGAGTCCAACCTGAGTAACGAGTACATCAACTGACTTAGCAATGTTATGAAGCGTTAAAAGGTGCCAACCAAACAAACCAAGAATGGCTGCTGCTACCGCGTTACGGATAGTTTCATTATCGGATGACACGTTCCACGTCCTCAAGTTCTAGGTCAGGAAGGCTGGCAAATAGTTCAGCAAGAGGCGAACCAGAAATGGGAACACCAGTGATGTTATTCTTGGCAAGCCAATCACAAGCCGCCTTAAGATCTTGAGTGGTAGCAAGGCCGCTTTCAATGCGACCAATCAGTTCCTTTGTAACGAGACCATGAAGCTCGTTGAACTGATCCTCAGTAGCTCTGGCCATAATTACGGTTTATCCTCAACAAGAAGGCCTTCATAAATGGGGTAATCAGAGGTGAGAACCACAACTGTTTTGACCCAGCCGATGCTGGAGTATGTCCAGGTAGCACCGTTAGCCGTAAAGGTTTGACCAATCGTAGGCGCAGGGCTGGTAGGAAAGGTTGGATAAACAGGGTGTGACACTATGTGTTCTCCTTAATAAGATTGATAAGCTTTTGCGGGTAGCTTGGATCTGTAGCATACCCTTCTTGTTGAAGCAATCGACAGCATTCCTCAGCAGAAGTGGCACGATTGACACCCTCATACCCTTTGTAATCGTCGTACCAAAGGGAAATCAGGTGTTGAATGCACTCTTCAGGGGTATTATAGTCCTTAAACGTGTCTTTAATGGTGACCCATTTGCCGTTAAGGAACTCTTTTGTTTCTGTTGTGGTACCAGGACTGCCTTTAATGCCAAAGAAGTTGTTTTTTCCAGAAGTATGTTTACCGTAACCGGACTCAAGGGCCCATTGAGCAGCAACAACCTCGGGAAACTTAACACCTTTTGCCTTGGCAACGGCCATGACACCCTTCCAAGAGTTATCAAAGGCTGATTTAGGTTTAACAGAGCGGAAGGTCATGTACCATCCACTGCCACTGCCCTCCACCATCCACCGTTTTGACCAGTTTTTCCAGGTATAGGCCACATTTTTACCCCCAACACCTGGCTGTGGATAGCCTCCATTGGCGTTATCCATCTCACCATAGGGGTCGTGGCAGAGCACGTGCGTATCGGTAATGCCAATCACCAGAACCCAGTGTCCTCCTCCCTTTGGAGCATAGGCTGGGCCCTTATGAAGCACACCACAGGCAACAGGATAGCCTGCTTCAAGCTCCTTTTCAATGGTTGTGCGGGTTCCATTCTTAAAGAAGGAAGCACGTACTCCATACTCAAGTGCTGCCCTTGTGTGGGAAGTGAATTGGGTGGTATCTCCGTACCTAAGAACAGTACGGAGGTAATCATCGTCTGCGTTAGAACCCTGAAGGGCTTCAGGAAGCAGATATTTGATGGCCATCGCACATGTTGATGAAAAACACATGCGATCGCCGTGGGTGGTCTGGCTATCAAGCTGAGGGTAGTACTGCTTTACTGGCAGTAGGATGTTCACAGCCGATCAATCTCCTTTTGGATTTCCTGAATTTTACCCTTAAGAGCGCGAATGGTGTCGTCTTCTTTGCGAAAGATTTTTACCTGCTGAATGATACCCTGAATCACTTGGACAATGTTGTTGCCCTTGATTGGAAGATAGGGAACAAGCTCGTCAAAGATAAACAGTACCAAAAAGGAAGCTGCCTCATAGGACAGCTTAATGCCAAAGAGAGTAATCATTTCTTTGATTTGCGATTGGAACGACGCTGCTCAGACATAGCAATGGCCGTAGCCTGAGCGCGAGAAGTTACCTTAGGACCCTTTTTGGATCCGCTGTGAAGGGTGCCTCGTTTAAATTCACCCATCACTTTTTTAACTTTGTTTGTTTTCATCGGCCTTGGCCACGGGTTTGTTTCCTGCCATGGTTAGCAAGGGACCGTTTGCCCTGGCCCTGCCGAGTAAGTTTCGGAGGACCGGGAACGTGGGTCACCTTATTCATGGCGCCTTTTGGTTTAGCCATTAGCAGTCCACAGCATCAGCAAATTCGGGCAGGGACTTGAGGTGCTCGTATGCCTGTTTGATTGGGTTCGGACCATCAAGTTGATATTTAAAAGCAAAAACGTGGTCTGCAAATGGAGGTTTTTGTGTGTCCGCGTAAAAACGCGCACTGGCTACGACGCGTTGTTTTGTCATGGAAACATCATCAACGCGAACATAAGCCGCTGGAATGGTGACGCCATATTCAGTTGTAATGTCCTTGAAAAGTGCCATAGTTAGTCGGTCCAGTAAATACCTTCAAGTGTAAAGGTTACGTCAGTCAAGACAACGCCAGCAGCAATGGTCGCCCCGTCATACCTAAGCAGGCCTGGTGTAAAAAGAGTGCCAAAATTTCCAGTCATCATGTAAGCACGGGTGGTTAAGGTTGGCTGATCTAGCGTGACTCTAGATCTGGAAATAATGGTTCCTACCACATCAGGCAGACGACGGAAGCTAGATGCCCTGCTTCCCATACTTTCGAAAGAGGCACCTCCTGTCGTTGTATAATTAAATTTGATTGTTTCCTGTTCTAGTTTCCAAGATAAATCTGGATAGTTGTTGTTAACGGCACCAGTGGAGCGGAGACGCGCAACCGATGGCATGGTGTAGATCCTGTTGGCATCCATGACCAGCTGCGTGGTGGCGCTACCGTCATACAAAATGCCAAAGTCTGGCGTATAACCAGTAATGCCTGTTGTATTTAGCATTCTATTCCGTGCCACGGATACAGCGGTAAGAGAACCCAATGCAAAGTACATGTAGGAAGCCGAAGCAGCACCCGCCATAACACCATTAACCTTATTATCGGCAATGGTTACATACCGGCTGGCGCCGGTGACGCTGATCCCAATTCGAATAGCTTTATCAATGACGTTGTTAAAGACTTCTGCGTGGTCGGTAAAGGTTATATGTATAGCTCCAATTGCTGTACCATAACCGCCAGAGTTCTCGACAATATTATCGGTAATCTTTATCCGTTGATTGATGAGACCAGAAGCGCCAAGACTTGCAATTCCGATGAAGGAATCAGATGCTAACTCTGGTCCTTCCACAATGTTTCCACTGATAATGACATCTTGGGCATTTGCCGGAAAAGGGTCGCCTGGGTCGTCATATTGTGCATAGATGCCATTTCTGCAATAATAAACTCGGTTATTGGTGACAATCCAGTTGCTAGGAGCATGGCCATCAATGCCAGTCCACTTAGGAACATTTGAAACAATATTATTGCTAACAATGCAGTTAGTGCTGCGGGCTGAGTTGGCCAGCGTCTTAGTTGGGTCTCTGGTAACAAATATGCCGTAGTAGTTGCTGCCTGTGGATGCCGTAATATTGTGGACTCGGTTGCTAATGATGTGCCCTTCAATTACGGAAAGAAAACCAATTCCGCAGTAGCCACAGTTGACGACACGGTTGTCGTTGACCAAGACATCTTTAGCGTAATTTACAAAAATGCCAAATCCAGCAAAACCATCAATCCTACAGTTACGGAAAGTGATGTTAGAAAGAGGCGATACCGAACTGGTGCCAGAAACTAGGATGGCGCTGTCGGGCGTATTTTGAGTTGAAACGGTAGACCCTTCGGAGCCGCCAGCAAAGACAACGCTATCAATAATTACATTTGATGCTGTGATTGTGATTATTGCATTGCTTGGACTTGTTGCTCGTTTAAGCTTGCCTGGACCAGTCATAACTAGTGCCGATGAGATCGACAATGATGTGACTAGAAAAGTTCCACCAGGGATGATGACTTGGCTGGCACCACTATTTAAAGCGGCTTGAATCGCAGCCGTATCATCAGCAACCCCGTCCCCAACAGCCCCAAAGTCCTTAACGGATACAACGTCCCTGAGCTTATTCTCAACGGTCCTCTGGACACCTCCAGCCCCCGAAGGGGTGAAGGCGCCAAGGTCGGAGATGTTTCGTGTTTTAGTCATAAGTTCTTACGAATTAAAAGGATCAGCAGTCCTCGGCATCCGAGAACTCAGGGAGAGTTTTTAGATATAAATAAGCTTGCTTGATAAAATTGTCATCCATTTCTGGTGCAAAAGAAAACTCTTTTGTGGTCAGGGGAATTTCTCCTGTTGCTGCTTGGTACGCAAGGATGAATCCAAGTTCCTCCTTGGTTCCAAAGACGTTAGAGACGCGCAGGTAGCCATCGGAAACGGTGACACCAGCGTAAGAAAATGTTTGAGTCAGGGCCATTGCCTTAATGGGATAGGTGGTCAAATCAATCGGGCAAGAAGAAGGTCAGATCCACCTCCCCACAGCCGTGACAGAGTATTGCCTGGCTGCACTGGTTTGGCTTGTAACTGCGTTGCCAAAGAACACGCAACTTGCCGTAGTTTTTGAGCTAATTGTGGCGGCAAACGCAGAGCCATTGGCTGGGGTGACTGTTATCTCCGGCGTCGCCGTGAACGCCTGCGGGTAAGTCCAGGTAATGCCTCCGGTTCGAAAGCCCCCTAAGAACGCCGTGCTAATTGCAGCGGTGTCTGCAACGAGATGCCTGGAGACCATTGTTCCATCGGCCAGGATGGCCCACGACCCGTTGGCGTTGCTGCCTGCTTGAGGTGGGACGATGTATCGAGTTGCCGCCAGCGTTGTCCCAGATTTGGTGACAAGCGAGTACGGCGACGTGTTAAACTTGGGATTGCGGATGTAGATGTAGGACGCATCCGTCCCAGGCGCCACCAAGGAATAGGCGATTAACCTAGTAAGGCCGCTAAGGGTGCCCCTGATTGCAAGACCGTCCAGCACCCAAGCGTTGGGGCGGCTGGAGTTTTCAAATGCGTTGACAATAGTTGTGACGTTACTGTTTAGCGTTGCGTCAAGTCCGTCAACAACAATCTGGTAGGCCCTGGCAATGTTCGCGGTTAGCGCGGATGAAAGGTTGGAGACTATTGAAGGGGCTGTTGAACCATCGCCAACGATGACGCGGCAATCCTTGAATAAGCATTCCCCTCCTACTAACTCGTGATAACCAAGGGGCGCTGTTGTAGAGCTTGGCCAGCTATGGACATCGCACCCGATTGCTGCAATCCGTTCCCCTGCGAGGCCAATTCGACCGTAAATTGTGCAATTTTTATAATGCGAGTCCAGGGTGTTGCCGTGAAAATCGGCGTTATAGACAGCAGACGCTGGGTCGTTGGACAGTACAGAGTCTTCAACATAAACGTAGCGGCAAGGCGCGGCACCATTATCCGCATCGCCCCCGGTCGTCACGGCATGACGCCCGCCATAAGCATCCACATTGCGAATGGTGATGTATTGGCTGTTAGAAACTGAGATGCCGTAGTTTCCACCTACTCCAGTGTAGGGCGTATAGTAAAAACCAGATTCAACTAAAACGTTGTAGCACTTGTTGATAACTAAAGCCGCTTGATTGCCTGTAGTGCGTACTCGCCTTGGCTTGATCAAGACATTGTCTGCATATTGCACTCGCAGCGCGAAGACGCCAGCGCCAGTGAACGACGGGCCATCTATGACAACGCGGATGCCGCTGGACTTGAACACCTTGTCAGTGGTCACGCCTGAGTAGCTAGTCAGCAGATTGGATTGCAAAGTGACGTTGCTGCCGGACACTCCAGCAACCCGCGCAAACTCTCCGTCGTAGTAGTTGGTACGGTGGACCGAGTAGGAGGAAGTTACCGAGTTCCAAAGAATCAGTAGGTCATCAGCTGCCAATCCAGAAACGGACGACATCGTTACTGTTGACCCTCCCGCTGTAGCCGCTGCAGAGATGTATCCCACCTCGGTCAGTGATCCAGTGACATTAACAAATGCACTGCCCGTGCCGTTTAGCGTGAAGTTGCCATACATTTCGATGGCGCCAACGTTTAGCGTCGTGCCATAGTTGTATGTTTTGCCGGAAAAGTCAACAATAGCTTTTTGGTTTGCCGATGCGTAAGTCAACGCATCTTGCAGCTTTGTCGCTTCATCTGACCCGTCACCAACGCAGCCAAAGTCGGCAAACGAGACTGCATCCTTTAACTTACTGTCAATCGTCCGAGCAACCGCACCAGCACCAGCCTGCGTGAACGAAGCCCCAACAACAGCTCCAGGCGCAAACTTCTGGGTACTGATCGTTCCATCTTGAATCGTCGAACCAGGCACATTGACCATGCTAAACGAGCTATAACTCAGAACCTCAACAACATCCCCTGCCTCAAGCGCAACAAGTCCGTCAATGCTGGTTCCGTTACTGGCGGTGTAATCAACACCACGTTGGAGGAGAACACCGTTGAGGTAGACGAATTCAAGGTTGACCGTATAGGTAAGAGTGGCTGCATTATCATCGGCACCACTGAGGCTGGTCTCACCACCAACAGCAGTCTTTCTCCACCGCAGCACGTTGGCATTGGCTGAGGAGTCTTGCCACGTAGCACCGTTCCAAACGCGCATGACGTTGGAGGTGCTATTGAAGTACAAATCCCCTACGGAACGAGCATTGCCGTATGGATCTGTCGCAGGATCTGTTGCGTAAGCTCCGTAAAAGATGCTGCGGAACTGTACCAGTGGTGCGCTAGTTGATGTTTCTACCCAGTTTTTAGTGGCGGCATCTTGAGCGCTAACAGGATCAGCCATGTTGGTGATCCGAAACCCGCCCATATTAAGGATACCAAGAAGAGTATCCCCTAGCTTACTAATGCTACGTGCTGTAAGCTCTTGAATGGAATAAAGAAATTGAGTAAAGTTATTATTTAGATCAACTGCTTTAATTGAAGAGCCAGCAAAGAACGTAGCTTCGGTCTCTTCGTTTGCAGTTTCTCGATAGATAACGATAGCAGTGCCGTTGGCTGGAGCCGACAGGAACTGAATGGTACTGGCATTAACAAAGACAAAGGCAGTAGTAGGCGCTCCATTAAGGGTTACCTTTACGTCTGCCTCATCTAGATAAAGAAAAGACAGGGAATAGAGCGTAGTAGATCCATTCCCCGTGTAAATGTTTTGGACAATTGCCATTAGAATTCAGCCAATTGCTTAAGGTCTTCTTTGATTGTTGACTTAGTAAAGTCTCCCCTTAGTGCCTTGATGTTGGTTTCCCTCTTTTCCATGACAAGCGCACGGTAGGACGGATCCTCATCATAAAGAACATTAAGGGCCTGTGTCTTGTATTTACTAATGATACCGCTGATCTGTTTGATGTGTGGAGGTGTGTTGTCCTCGTTAGCACCAACAATCATTTCAGCAGTAATTGGCCGATTCTTATAGGCCTTGGCCATGTTCTGCCATTCCTTACGCCCAATCACCTGCTCCAATTTCTTGGGCAGTCCACTCTGGAAGAGCAGTTGACTCAGGCGTTCCCGATGTTCTGGAGCAAGACGAACCCCATTCTTACCGGTCTTGATGATGTCATTGGATGGGTAACCAATCTCTGATAGCGTCTTAACGAGCTTATTGTTCTCCACATCATAGATGCGGATAGGACTCAAGGCATTATAGAGCCCACCAGCATTGGAGTGAAGTTTCTTACCAGTGATCCAAGAAGTAACACTAGGAAGGTCTTTGCCGTAGCCAGGTGCTGCTGCAATGAGCATACGGTCAAGTTCGTTCCTTGTTTCCTTCATATACGGATCAAGGGAATTGGCAAATGCTCGACGAACACCAGCATAAGGAACCATGGTATTAGCAGAGTTCAGCAGGAAGTTCAACGCACTAGGATCTTGAAGGGTCTTAGGGTTGATCAATTCACCAAGCGTACCCAGACCAGACAGGAAACTCTTATCAGTATAACCTGCCATGATTGAATAAACAAGCTGTCGCATGACCTGACCAGCAGCATCAGCACCGCCAATCTTCACAAGCCTAACTGCATCTGCCACAATAGACAGCATGGAGTTGACTGGTTCAAATGACGCATACGATACCCATTTGTTTCCAACGCGAATTGACATTGCAGGACGACCTTCTTCACGCCAAGCCTTACGTTCGTTAGGATCAAACGGAAGGTTACCGGTGATGTCGGTTTGAGTGGCCATTGTAAGAAGTGCTCCTACAAGGAATGCACCTGTGGCTTCACGTCCCTTAAGCTCTTCAACAAGCAGATAATCTCCACTCTTCTCAGCAGCTTCTAGGGTTCGGCGGAAGTTGCTCATCTGACGATTGATCAGCGGCACGTGTTCCAGACCATACCCCAGCAGGTTAGCAGGTGTGCGAACAAAGGGAATAAACAGCTTTCCAAACGGAGCCTGATCTACAGCGTTAGCCACTGCATTCATAAAGCTGCCTGGATCTTGTTGGAATGCCACACGTTCCGCATAATCAAGCAAATCCTTATCAAGGATACGACCAGACTGAGGATCAATGCCCTTAGAATACTCATCAATGTACTTCTTGAACAGCATATCCACATCGCCCTTTTCAGCAGCATGGACCTGGGCCAGGTACATCGCATGACTGTTCATCCGATAACGAGCAGCCAGGGTCTTAAAGAAGTCATCAGCACCAAGCAGCGCTCGACTGGGCCAACTGAACCATGGGTTATTGAGCATGGTATAGCTTTTTTCAAGCATTCCAGCTGCAATCTTTTCCGAATCAGTACGAGCGGCCATGTTAAGCTGCTCAAGAATGGCCTTGGTTTCAAAATCCTCTACAACAAACTTAGCATTGTAGTTGACAGAATCACCAGTCTTCAAGGTAGTAGCAGCCACTTCCCATGCGTCCTGGATACCCTTATACATGCTGTGGAGGCCAGCAGTAGCAGAGTTACGCAGGATAGGATCGTTCTTAATAACACCTCGCAGATAGGTGGAAAAGGGTCGTTCCAGGATGGCATAACTGTTGCCAAACATGTTCCGAAGGTGGGTAATAGGACCCGACAACATCGATTGATACATATTGGTCATGGCCTGTTTAAAGCCAATACCACGAGCAGCATCCCAGAATCGAACAGTCTTGGACGGATCACCACCGGCCAATACCATTGCTCGAATCAGAGCATCCATTTCTCCAGCAGCATTTGGATCGGAGCTGCGTTGAAGTTTCTTTACCTTAAGTGCCCATTCCTTAACTTCACCCATACTAAGGGCAGCCTTGGCCTCGGCACCAGCTTCATCGGCAACAGACCCAACGTTTTGCTTGAAGATATTCAGACCACTACCATAACGATAGGCGGTTTGCTTATGGAGATCCAACAGGAACACCAGACGATCCACCACTCGATCAAAGCTATTGCCGTCAAATTCACCTGCTTCACGCAGGGCAGCGGCATTGGTAGCCAGATCGTTGATTTGAAGAGCAGTGTCACGTACCAGAGCCTTGGTAACCAGCACACCCTTCTTGGAAAGGTAACGGCCGGATACAGAATCAGGATCAATGACCTCTGCTTCCTTCATCATCTGGTAGATGGTTTGGTTGTCCAGAGGCTCACCAAGAGCATTACGGAAGTCTTCCAACTCCTGAGCAGCACTCTTAACAATACCATCAACCGAGGTCATAGCTGCCTTGGCTGCTTCTTGAAGATCCATCCGGCTAGAAAGTTTCCGAATGACATCCTCTGCTCCACCTTTGATGTTGGAGATACGGAATTGAGCATCTGTCATCATCCGTACGGATCCACCAATATTCATCGGGGCAGAACGTACTGCCTTTGGAATAGTAGGATCACCACTGGGGGCCTTGGTGTTGTTAAGGCTTCGGTGTTGCTGACCGATTGCATCCTCAACAGGACCAGTTTTAATGGTAGCTGCTGCATCCTGAGGAAGGAGTTCCTTAGCATCGTCTGGATCATAGCCTCTTGCGATAGCTTCGTCCAGCTCTGCCATGCTCACACGCACGTCCCCAAGGGTCTCCTGAAGGGCTCTGAACTTAGGATCGGTCTCATCTATCCCTGCCTCCTTAAAAGCGGCTTCCTGGTCCAGGTACCGACGTTCCAGATCCAGCAGTTGGTTCATTTCCTCCTGGTGTGCCTCACCCCATCGCATCGACTCGGCTTCCACAGCCTTGACGTTATCCGCGTCCATCTGCTTCATAGCCTGTTCCGATGCCTTGAGGCCATCAGCCATAGCTTCAGATTCAGACTTGCCAGCCTTCAATGCCGCCTGAGCAGCCTTACGGCCGAACAGCAGCCATCCAGCACCATCAATAACGGCACCAAATGCACCGCCTTCAAGTACACCCTTGATCTTTGCTTGGAAGATGTCATCATCCTTTTCTGCTGCTAGGGCAAACAGAACCGAATCATGAAGGGGGTGGTTCTCAGGGACAAGGTTTCGGACCATGGTAGAAAAGTTACCATCTTCCGGCTTGGTGAGCATGAAGTCTGCCACAGCTCCAGGTACCAGACCAGAAGCCACAGCACCTTTGATTCCCTTTCCTTTTGTTCCCAACTGAATGAGAGCCTTAGGGGCCTTGGTTGCAACTGCTCTGGTTAGAACAATCAGTTCTGCCAGCTTAAGGGCAGCCTGACCAATCTCTGTTTTAGGCTTTTGAAGGCCAAAGGAGTAGGCAGCAGAGGTATAACGATCATTCCAAGGATCCTCGGTGGCCTTGGTTTTATTACCAATAACCTTGTTGACACCTACCTTAAGGGCATCACCAACAACATCAAAGGTATCGAGGGTAGCTTCAACAGCGCCAACACCAGCATTCATGACAACCCGTGAGGTCTCAGCCAGAACACCAGTATCTTTGTTGATAGCTGTTTCAGCTTTGGTCCGGATTTTCTTGGTTTCTTGCTTGGTTTGCTTGTATTGCTTTTGAAGATCGGTACCTAGAATGGTATCAAGCGCACCAGTAATCGGTTCTCCAAGATCTGTGCTCAGTGCTTGTTGAATAGGTTTCAGAGGATTGACCGTTTTGGGTCCCGTTTCTCCTTGTGCCTTTTGCCGCTGTTGCGTTTGTTTCTTCTTTTGTTCCTCTTCTTCTAGTTGTTGTTGTTTGTATTCAGGGTTGTGGTAATAATCATCAACAGGCCCAAGGCCGACAGGACCATTAAGTTGAGGCATTTCTAATAAGGATTGCCCGCAGGCTAAAGGTTATCAAAGAAAAGTGGGGAACCAGCGCACCAGTTCCCATTAACTATGTATCTTATCGGAATGTTCCAGCTTCGATTTGTTGCTTAATTCGTGCTGCCAATCGCTGCCAATTACGATATGGAGTCATGGCATTACTACCAGCAGGGGCTGGAGCAAGGAAATCAATGCTTGCAATAGTTCCGTCTACTGATCTGACCCGTCCAGAACCGCCTTGTTTACCAAGAACAACTCCAGGACGAATGCTTTCACCTTCCCGTACATCAATACTATCAAGGTGTGCATAGAGCACATCCACAGTATCTCCAGTTGCTGGATCGGTAGATTCTACGACAATCATATTGCCATAGTTCCCATTGTTGCGTCGGATCTCTTTGACCCTGCCTGGGAGAACAGCACCGAACTGTTTATCAGCAAACCAAAGATCCATGCCGGGTTGGAAAGAATTGCCTGGCGTTTCAATACGGATGGACTGAACATTAGTGGGTGAGAAGTTTGCCCGCCCACCTCGGGCCGAATTAAAACCCGATCGTTGCATCTCCGCAAATGCCCTACGTGCTTCTCCCATGTATTGAAGGTAGCGTTTATCACGATAGGCACCCCAAGCGTTCTTACCGCCTGATTTCAAGATGCTAGACATAACCCTAGCGTTGGTTTCTGGATCCTTAAGATCATCCGCACTACTAAGACCGTAGTTACGAAGACGTTGAGGTCCAAGATCACCAATCATATTAATTTGCCACAATCCGTAGGAATCATCTCCTGTGTTTGGGTTCAAATTACGAACACCAGACTTGCCAGTAGATTCTGCCATACCAATTGCAGCCATGATTACTGCTTCTTCTCCGCCAAGACCTTGATCCATAGCGAGACGAATGTAATCATTAATGCCTACAACCGCACCGGGTTTCAGATCAGTAGTAGGCTCTGTCCCTTTCCCAGACACTTCCACGCGTCTCCGGGCTCGTTGTTGAGCTTCAACAATTCTTCGCAGCTGAAGTAGTTGCTGTTGGGGATTGTTTCCGGAAGTGGCATACCGCTCGGCGGCACGAGGAGCGACAGCGCTGTATTCAGCCAGACGCCTTGCTTCAGGAGTGGATAGGATAGGGCTTGGATCAATACCATAATGTTGTGCTTGATGGGTCAGCAGACGAACCGCGCCCCCATTGCTGCCTGCCAAAGCCTGGGCTTTAGAGGTCAATGGTTGGTTTGATTGAAGACGTTGGATGTTGTCTTCTACCTCACCCTTGGACATCAACATAGTGGAACCAGATGTATAGCTGCGCAATTGAATGGTGCGTGGATCAAATCCAGAGGCATCACGAACGCGGCCAGCCACAGCACTTGTGCTATAATTTCCAGCAATGTTGGGGTTTCTGCTCAGAGGCTTTGGAGTCCATCCTTTGGTGGTTGGATCCTGCCTAAAGTATTTGCTTACCTGACTGGGTATCTTAGAAAGAACAAACTGGTTAATGTCATTATCATCAACCTGCTTGTTATTTGCAAGCCAGTAGTTGTAAGCAAGGAGTGTCAAATCATTGGAGATCTGACGAACATGAAGAGGATGCTTATCTGGATTACCAAAAGGATCCAGGGAAAGAGCACCAGCTGCTTCAAGGTGAGCCTTAACGGCTTTGTCGATGTCTTCACCAAATTGTTTGTTAAAGCCACCCCGAGAGTCAGCTTCAGCAAAGTTCTTCAGTTCATTGAACATCTGTTCCGTCAGTTTACCATTCTGGAAATCAGCTTCAAGCTGACGCTCAGATGGACGCATTCCTTGAGAAATGCCTTGACGATACTGTTGATACAGGGTATAGTCAACGTTAGCAGGTTCAGCAAGAAGCTGTCCTCGCATTTGGAGAGCCTTTTCACTGCCTTGATCTGCCAGGGTACCAAGAATGCTAATTGTTTCCTGACGAAGATTCTTTAATTGATCCGCAGGTAGATTAACATCTTGACGAGCCCTCTCCAGGATATTCATTGCCTTGTCCGCATTACGGTCAAGTTCTCTATCCTGACGCGCAGCAGCCTGATCGGCCTTTGTACGTACAGACTCTAGGGTTTTATCAAAGCTGTCTGCGTATGCTGCTCCAAGCGTAATGCTGTTTGGATCGTCTGCAATCTTTCGTACTTGAGAAAGCTTGTCAAGAAGGTCTTCAGCAATGTCTTGGGGCATGGTGGAGATGGCATTAAGCGCACCTTCCATGGCACGATCAGCAGCAGCACCACGACTCAGACCACCCTTAACTTGGTAATCAGTTACCGAACGTTGATAGGATTCAAACAGCCCATCAACGGTTTGATCTGGATTGCTGAACTCACCTTGAACCTCACCATCCGTATCAGATACAGCTGTTTCTCGATTTTTACGAGATACCTCTTGAATCTTATTAGCAAAGACCTGGCTACGAATGTTTTGAAGAGTTGGAGCCAGATGCTCGGCCAGGATGACAGGGTTGATGTTGGTAACACCAGATGCCTTAACAAACGAAGCCTGGGCAACCTCAAGGACAGCGTTGATTTCTGCTGGTGTAGAGGCTTGTGAAGGAGCAATGAACCGCCCATCAGGAAGTGGAATGGTTTGCTCGGTCTGCTCCATAAAGGCCAGCATAGCAGCCTGTGAATTGTTGGCGGCTCTTTTTGCCAATCCAACTGCTTGTCCATAGGCTCGCCATCCAGAAATAGAACGGCTTTCTGCCTTAAACTGTTCTGCTACTTCAACCTGACCTTGTTGTGTGAGGTTGTTAATTACCTGTCCATCAGACTCAGCAGCCTTTTGAAGCATTCCAACTTCTTGCTGATACTTATCTTTAAAGGCAGGGTTCAGTTCAACCGTACCATTAAGAACATCAGCAACACCGAGGTTGTATTCATTCTCGGCCTGGGCTTTGGTGCGTTCCTTCAGATTAGTAAACAGGGTTTCACTAAAGCTGGTAAGGGCTTCAATTTCATTCTGTTTGATCTGATTCTGAAAGTTTAACGCCCGGTTGGTTTGTTCGAGGGCTTGAGTCTGTACGGCAGCCTGGCGCTCGATTTTATTTGATAGGGCCTGACTTGGATCATAGGCCTGCTGTGGAGCAAAGGATGTGCCTTGCTGAGGACCTCTCAGAGCAACCTGAGGACCACGGGGTTCATAGACTGCCATGAGTAGTTACTTAGTAGCTTTAGGTGGTTTGAGACTTGCGTACGTGCTGAGACCAGACATTGCAGATCCAGCAAGACCAGTGAGCAAACCAAGTCCACTAGGACCAGAAACCCTAGGTGTCTCCATTGGAGCAACAGGACTCAGCTGGCGACCCATAGAAGCTGTTACGTTGGCAGACTCTGCTTGACGGAAGATGTCCTGGGTGGTGGTAAGGTAATCCTCATTGGCATAGGCAAGGTTCTGTCCAAGCATTGCAAGGTCCCTACCATACTCACGTTCTGCATCCGCTGCCAGCAGACCAATGGATTGGCCCGTACGACCAGAAGCCAATACGGTTCCTTGGCGTTGCATCGATTGAATGAGCAGCTGCTGAGCATCCTCTGACGCCTTACGTTGCTCTGCCCTTAGCTTGTTCTGTTCAGAAACATAGGCACGGTTTGCAGCTTCACTGTTAAATTTAATTTGATCTTGATAGGCACGTTCCGACATTTCATAACTGAAACGTTGCTGCTGGAACTGCTGCTGGGCGAGCATGTCCTGGCGCATGGCCATGATGTTCTGCTGCGCAGCTGCCTGTTGTTCTTGAGAATAGGCTGCAATAGATTGAATACCGCCGCTAATTGCGGTACCAATACTGGTTACAATCGCTAGGGTTCCTAGATCAAGGCACATGGCATTAGTTTGGCAAATTCAACATAGGTCAGGTTGGATGGACCAACAGTCACATAAGCTAGTCGTTTAAACCCAAGCATATGCAACAACTTCATGTGCATCGTGTTCCTTGGGTCTGCAATATTGTGAAGCATCTCATAGTCAGTTTGTTGACTAAGCCATTTCTTAGCTTCTCGAAAGAATAGATGTGGTATCTGGCGGACATCCGGTGTGGTCAACATCCAGACGGCTCCACTATGGGCATCTGTTCTGGATACCCCAGCAACACCACAAATCATTGCAGTATATGGATTGTAAAAGGTGATAGGGTTTTCAGACTCTAACACAGAAAGAGTAACGGCGGAGACTGGATCCATGCCTAGACCCAGAACCTCACGCCGATCATCTTCTTGAAGGTTTTCAGCCACATACATAGCATCGTAGCGTGTGGCTCGGTGGAACAGCTGTTTACATTTCATACGGACTTGATGCCGCGATTATTGTAAGTACCTTCCCAGTTAAGAGAAGTGAATGCAGTGGGAAATGGCGAATCAGCTGTAAGAGTAATTTCTACTTGATTACCTTTTGCCATAACAGGAACTTTGTTTTGTGCATTCCTAAGAATAGGAACGGAGTTGGCCAAGTAAAGGTTACTTGTAATTTGAGGAAGGTCCAAACTAAATGAATCTCGTCCGTCAGCATCCACTGTGATGTTAAACGGTCCAGAGTTGTAGCTATCAATCTGCATACGATTGACCATGGGAAGGTTCAAGGTATCCTTTCGCCCCTCACTATTGGTTACGAAGAAGGCAGGCATGGTAGCCTGAGCAACATACTTGTATCCAAGAGCAAACTTAGAAAGGGTCTGATTTCCATCCACCTCTACAAAGTAACGTTGTCCAACTGGCTGAGCAAGATCCGTTTCAAGATTTAACTCTTGGACGTAGCCTGGGTTAAGAGGATCCAAGCTGACGAGCACTGGTTGAAGATTGGCTTGATTGAACCCATCCTTGAAGCATACGTGGGTGGTGTCAGTTCCTGCGAAATAAACCTTTGTAGGGTTATAATCCATCAGGTCGAGACGAAGATCCACATAGCCACCATCAAAGAACACAGCACCGCCAGGAGTCTCTGTCAGAAGGTTGACATGGCTAACTACATAACCACCATCTTGCTTGGTAACAATGTACAGCTGGTCATGGTTGAACTCAATCATCTCTACATCACCACTCACTACCCACTTAAACCAAGAGGCCATGCGTCGTTCAGCTCCATCATTAAAGAAGCGGAACACATAGATAGCATTAGGTTCACGATAGGTGGTAAGCATGAAGGTGGTTGCAGAGGAGGTAACCTTCAGCTCTTTAATATCAGATGGAATATAAGAAGGAACAATACGTGTCAGTTCAACAACAGCAGGCTTAGAACCAACTGCTTCACCAACAAGCATTTCAAACACCTGGGCTGCGGTATCATTCTCTTCAAGGAATACAATACTAGGACCAGTATCAATCGGAGCAATACGAGGACTCTGGTTGTAATACGACACAGAGTTGATCTCAGCAGTAGCTGCCGAGAATGCTTCGGTTGTGGTTTCTAGAATGTACTGAGCATTGTCTGCAAACAGAACCAAACCACGAGTAGTTTGAATGGAGTGACGCAGTTCAATGGGCCTTAAACTGCCACACGAAAGATCGATTGGATCGCTGGCAACAACCGTAAGAACCGTAGAAGCAAAGAAGTTAAAGTAGTCCCCTGCTTGAGAAGTGATTACATTTTCATTTGACATGAAAACCAATCGGTTCTTAAAGAATGCAATTCCATGGATGGGGTTACCAACAAAGGAAGGCATTGGATTGGTTGTAGCATCTCCTACTTCCCTAGGCTTCCAGAATTGCTTGGCAATTGCATCAACGTTAAGAGTAACAGTGGCAACTGTCAGTACACGGAACGTATCACCTTCAAGGTTGGTTACCGTATCTAAAGCAGTGTATGATCGACCTGCTCTGCTGATCTCAACCGCATCAATAACACCTGTGGTAGTGGTGACAATGCGCAGACCGGCCTGCTGTTTCAAAGCAATAGACGGATCGCCTGAAGCTACAGTTGTATAAGCACCGAGAACCGAATAGGTATTGTTACCAATATCAAATGCAGCGTCAGTGGAAGTGGTTTGAAATACTGTACCATTACGATACCACCGGTAGGTCTGACTGCCAGAGGTATAAATGATACGTTCAACGTAGTTGGTTGGACTAGGTGCCCAAGCAAAGTTAGTGGTTGTAGTATCTGTCCGAGTTGCCGTTACCTTAAGACGCAGGTTTAGGCCAGTGCCACCATAAACAGGAAAGCTTTGACCAACAGCATAACGTCCATTACCGGAACTTAGAACGGATACGGTTTGAGGAACACCACTGACCGAAGACGTTGCTGGAGTTGCCGTTGCTGATGCTTCGTCCAGCTTACGGAAAGTAAAGGTTCCATTGGCTTCACGAATGATTACGTGAGGAAGAGTTGCCTCGTTGATGGTTTCAATAACGCCACCAGCAATAGACTCTTCCCAAGAACCAGCACCACTGGCTCCACCATTGCTTGTCTTAAAGACTACCCAGTAATCATCACCATCGGAATTTTCAGAAGCCTGAACCTTAATCTTAGCTCCATTAAGGAATTGCGTGGGCAGTTCCGACACCACACTGACAACACCTTTAAAGGCTTCAATAGCAGTACCAGTCTGACCACCACGGGCCTCTAAAGAAAAGTCTGCATTGTTGGCACGACGAACATGAACGGATTTACCAACAACTGTAGCCACATAGGCCGGGTTTGCGTTAATAGCAGCAGCCAATCCATTGAGAATATCTGCAGCATTCAAAGCTGTAGCTGATGTCGCAGGTGTGCTGTAGTTAAAACTAGTACCATCAATGATGACGGTATAGGTTGTGTTATAAGAAATAACGTTAAGGCCTATGAAGCCAAACGGATTTACCGTAGGGCTCAGGTCTGCAGCATTTTCTGTTACAACAATTTTACGGTTAAGTACAAACGTGTAATCATTGATCTGCAAGATAGCAAGATCATCTGCACTAACATGAGCTGCATAGGCAGAAGTAATGGGGTTTACCGTTTGTTCAATGCCACTATTGGCATCCCAAATACGTAAAGCGCCAACCTTGGTAAACTCAACAATGTATTTCTCTTCCTCATCGCGGAAGATGGTAAACCACGTGCCATTTGCCGTAGCATTTGTCAGACGCCTGATACCCCGAAGGCCAGGACGTTTAGCCAAACCAAAAGTAGGATCTGGATAGTAATTGGTGCAACTTCTCAGTTGATTGTTGAGCTTGAGACTATCAGGCTGCTGAGATACCCCACCAATTAGATTAGGAATTTTCTGAGAGATGGCAGCCATTATCGTGCAATAGCTCGGTAGGGAGTATAAGAGATGTAGAAGTTCTGACCGTTTTCCTGACCAAAGACATTGGCTTCAGAAGTGTCAGTGTCATAGGCAATGCAATTCGCCCGCAACAACACCTCATCCTGAACGTTAAAGGTTACCATCTCTTGGGAACCAAGGGCACGTCCAGCAAAGACACGAGCAGAGCGTTGCGTGATGTAATCTTTAAAGACCTGAGGAAGATCTTCAAAGTTAAAGAACCAGACAACATCACACTTAACAGTGCTGCCTGCGGTAAAGTTAAAGGTATGGTTTACCTTGTCGTAAAGCTTTCCATCCCTCAGTACCGTTTGATACTTCTGGACATTGGAAATCTTGTTATCGGAAAGCTGCAGCACATTCTGAGGAACATAAATCTCTCCGTTGACATCAGCCGTAAACGGATAGTTCACCTCAGTATTGAAATGCCACCCCTCTCCTTGCACCTCACGATTAACCGAATCAAGTACGGTTTCAGCAAGAGCAATTTCAGGATTTGCAATATCGAGAGACACCACGGGTGCCTGCCCAATACCAGAAAGCATCTGGTTGATTGCTTGTAGTTTGGTAGTCATTGATTGAGCAGGTAGAAAAAGGGAGGGGACCCCCGAAGAAGTCCCCAAAGAAATCAGGCCACGTTACGGAAGGCACCGGCGCAGGAGACGCGCACAGGGCCAGCACCGTAAGCCAGACGGCCCACGATCACATCGCCTTGATAGATCACCTTGGTGTCAGCACCGGTGGTCTGAACGGAAGGACCGATTGCCTCCACAACGCCAGCAGCGTCACGGTGGAAGATCAGGCCGCAGCTGTTGGTGAAGTCGGTAGCGATACCGTAGTTGTTGTTCTCACCGGTCACAGCAGCCGCATCGATGGCGGTACCAGCAGCAGAGCCGTACTTACCAAGGAAGGGGATGTTGTTGGACTTGTAGATCTTGATACCAGCGATCTCGTAGAGACCTTCACCGCTGTTCAGGTTACCCTGGGTGTTGCCGTATTCACGGTTCAGGATGTTGGTGTCCACCTGGCTGATCAGGGCGTAGTACTGACGAGGAGCCAGCACGGCCACACGACCATCCTTAGGAGCAGCGATCTCATCGAGGCGGGCAGCAGCTTCGAAGAAACCATCCACCAGGGCCTGAGCATCGTACTCTTTGTTGAGACCCAGGTTCACGCGGAAACCACCAGGCTCGCCGGTCACAGCAGCGGACAGGCCAGAGGCACGGTCCAGAACGCGGAACACACGACGGTCATAGAATTCAGCCAGGCTCTGGCCGATCTGACGGGCGATGGGACCACGGACGTCGTACTGGGCCAGGGTTTCGTTCAGGTCATAAACGAACGCGCTGGCAACCAGCAGGTCATCCATTGCGATGGTGGTTTCGGCCACAGGAGGGTTGCCGCTACCAAGGATAGCAGTACCGGGGGTGTGGAAACCAGCTTGGATGCGGCCGGTGTGAATGAACTGGGCTTCTTTGCCGTTACGCAGGGTACGGTTCTGAACCAGGCCTTTTGCAATCGTAGCATTACGGAAGGCTTCATACACCTCACCCGTAAAGAGTTTCAGAAAAAGAGCTTTAGTATCGCCAGCCTTGTTAGACTGACCGAGTTGAGTAAGAGTTGCAGTCATTGGTTTAAGGAAAAAAGAAAGTTATCAGTTTTCCAAGTACTTGGTTTTTATCCGGATTTGAAGTATTCGGTTTTTGGGCAATACGTCCTTTGTATTGGGTATCCACCTCAGTGGGCCAATACTCCAGTCATGACTAGGTTTTTAACGAGGTTTGCCATCCTCAAGGGGAGAAGTCAGGAATCGAACCTGAGCGAAGCACACCATGCCATCTCCAGATGGCCCACACGTAAACATGCCTCAATGGGCAGCCAGAGGTATGGGCACTGTAATTTAGAGCAGATCGCCGCTTGCAGCCAGCTTTGTTTCGATGTCCATGCGATAGGCGGGGTCATTCCGATAGCGAGGATCAGAGATGGCCCGTGCCAATTCGGCTTGTGAACGGAAACCTTTTACGTTATTACGTACGGCCTTACCGGACACCTGCTGCCCTTCAAAGCCAACAGCATCTTTGTACCGTTGGTTGAGGGCCTGAACAGCAAAGAAGATAGCATCCTTGTTGCCACTGTTCACGACATTATCGTAGGCAGCAACCTCAGCAGGAGAAAGGTTTTCAGAGGCCCAGGCCAGGGTTTGACCATAGACCTCTTCACCACCCACCGATTTAACAATGTCCTGTGCATCAGCATCAGAGAGGGCCTTAGGAGCCACAGGAGGGGCGTTCTTTTGGAGTTCCAGGTAAGCCTCCACCAGCTTTTCAGAAGGCAGTTCCTTGAGCTTCTGGAGGGTCTCAGGGCTAAGCTGATTGTCGTTGGAGTAGTACTCTTCCGACGCTTTCAGGATGACCTGAACTTCTTCAGACTCAGCAACCTCTTCCTCCTCTTCACCCGCTTCCTGGGTGTCTTCACCCTCTTCCTGAGTAGTTTCTTCTTTTTGGCCTAGCTTTTTCTCCAGCTCTTTGTATGCCTTTTCAAGATCTTCAGCAGACTTGAATTTACCAGCATACCGCAGCTCCGACTCAGCATCCTCTCGGGCCTGATCGTACTTGCGCTGCTCACGAGCATCCTCTTCATTTTGAAGCTTTTCTCCAAGTTCAAGGAGTCGTGCTTCGTTGGTTTGACGGGCCTCAGTAAGGTCAAGGTCGTCAGTGGAATCAAACGTAATTTCAGGCATGGTGGTTTGGTTGTGGATCAGTTATACTCACCGCGAACGGTGCCGAAGGTTGGTTGGGTAATCTTAGGTCCATGGCTTCCAACCTTAGGCCGGGAAGTATTGGCACGAACCTTAGGCTTACCCGCATACTTGTTACGAGTAGTCAGTTCAATGGAATCAGGAAGTTCAAAGTCCTCAGGATTTAGTTCCTGAAGTTCCTCTTCAAGTTCCGGCTGCGGGGACGGTTGGGAGGGAGACGTTTCCTTCTTGGAAGTTTGCTGCGACATTACGAATAGAATCTAGTGCTTCTGGGTTTTTGGATGGATCCAACATAGGAGCCTTGGCAAGATCACCGGCCTGGTTCATCAGCGACGCTTGCATTGCTTGCGACTGCTGCGCTTGAACATCGGCTGCCTGCTCATCAGGAGTCTTGATCAGCTTAAGTGGATCGATACCTTGACTTGCTGCAAGACGTTTGATCGCTTCATCAGGATGAATATACTTCATCACCATTTCTGGACCAAGACTTTGAGCCACAGTAGACAGGAACATCATCAGAGATTCCCTATCTTGACCACGACCAATGCCATCAAGGCCAGCAATTACGGTTGGGAATACTACACCCTTAGGAAGCTTTGGCAGATCTCCAGAACGTTGGAGCAGGAATAGCTTACGTTGAAGATAGGGGCGCAGCAATTCGGAGGTAAGATTACCGTAGATTCCACCCAACTGTTCATTGAGTTCTTGTTGGGTAGCGCGGATTTCTTCAGCGGTTGTTCTTTCGCTCTGACGAACAGAAAGAATAAGAAAAGCCTCCGACAACCGTTGTGTCAGGGAGGTGATCATCTGAAACGCCGAAGCAAAGTCTGCCTGCTTTTGAACTTGAACAGCAGTTACATCTTCAGCACGTCCTTGAATAATTGCACCATTTCCTGCCTTCGCCAAAACAGAAGGCTTAATGGTAGCAGAAGGAGATACCAGAAAGACCACCTTAGCAGCAGCAGCGGAACCTTCCACCATTGCTTGCATAAGTCCTTCAAGAGACTTAAGATCTCCAAGGTATTCTTCGATTCGGCCACGACCGTAATCTTCACCATCAACAACATTAAAGCGCAAGGGTAGCCAAGGAGTTGTTGTCTTTGGAGCCTTACCCATTGAATCGGGAATGATCATATCATCGGCTTCTTGACGCCAACGCCATTGACCATCCTGTAGTTTAGCCCACGTATAAACAGCAACCTCATCCTCACCAACGGTTACATCAACAGAAGGTGTGGAGGTATTGTCGTCTACACGATTAATGTTCTGACTGGACTTTTGAAACTCCTTTGGAAGGAATTGACGATTGATAGATTCAACCGTAACAATCTCAGTGGGTTGACCTTCTCCATCTCGTACGACCACATAACGGTCGAGAGGATAAATCTTTACCCCTTTTGAACCCATGTATACCAGGACATTCCCGGTTACAATCAAGTGCTTCATCGCCTGGTGGAGGATCACGCGATCCTGTGATTCAGCGATGTTTTGCATGACTACCCGCTCCATTTTGGAGAGGCTCAAGTCGATCTCAGATCTGATCTTAGCGTCAAGATTTGGGTCCGAAGCCAATTTGCCATCATTGATCTGAAGCTTAAAGAATGTTGTGTTCACAGGGAACAGACTCAACATAAGCTTCGAGGCCATTACATTAACACCCTTGGCGCCCATCGACTGCCATGGGGTGGTAAGTTTCTGACCATTGACAACTCCTGTTCTGGTCAGGAGATAGGGCAGGCTCAGTTCGGCACAATCCCTGGCAGTATCAAGGAAGATCGTCCGATCACTGGCTAGCCTTGCGTAGCGAGACGCGGCGGACTGATTTTCCATGATCAACCAATATTAAGTTTAACAGAACTACCAGCCGTAGCAGAAGGAGTTCCAGCTCCACCACCAGTAGAAATACCAGCAGTAGGAATACGAAGAGAAGCAGCACCCATGGCGCCCTGACGTTGAGCGGCTCGCTTGCTACGCCTTGACGTTACACGAGCAGCTTGTTCGTTGATAGTTACCGGAGGAGGAACGGGCTTGTTCTGTTCCATTTGGGTACGAAGCATTTGAGCTTCCTGCTCGAACGTTTGCTGTTGCTGAGCAGCCTGTGCTGCGAATTCACGCTTGGCCTTTTCTTGAGCGTGCTGCGCTTGACGGCTTGCATTACCTGCGCACATGATTAAATCTCCTTTTTAGCTTTAAGGTGTCGAATAACTTCAATACATCCAGCCATCCGGCCTGCTTCCCAAGGTGTCATCTCGTGATCAGGATAGTTGTCTGGATACATTTGATCTAGTTCAGCAATGAGCTTATTTAAATCAACATTACCCCCAACCACGCGGGTCAGGGGCAACGTTTCTTCTTCAAGAAAGGGACTAGCCATACTGTGGAAGATCGGTGTTCGCTGCCTCAAAGAAGGCAGGCATCCGAGCACGTTGGGTATCAGCAAGGCCAGGGGCTTTACCGCGCTCATAAAGGGAATCAGATTGGCTCAGCCAGAAGTCCTTATCAAGGTATTTGTTTGAACTGGCAGACAGTCCATCCACTACCCATCCCACAGTCGCTCTACGTAGGCGATTGAGGCTTGGTGTGGACTTGAGGCCCAGCTCTGAACAGACCATCGAGTGGATTGCCACATGGGTCTGCTCGTCCCTGGAAACGTCTGCTGCTGTGGTGCGGATTCCGATGTCTCCGTTGAATCGGTAGAAGGGAAGAAGGACGAAGAAGACACTGCGTTCAAGAATAGCGGCCTTTAGAATTGGATGCTCTGGTGCTTCCATCCACGCCTTAAGAATGTGACGGCCTTCGGTTTCAGCTTTATTATCTGAACCATGGGCAGCTACTACATATTCAAAGGCTTGGTCGTGACGTTCTTCATCAAGGATATTAGATTGAAGAGCTTCAATGACACCCGCAGTTTTGGGTAGTTCCTTTTCCAGGCCTTGTTTAAGGAACTCAGCAACCGGAAGTTCAAGGTGACGGAGAGCCAAGGCTCGATAGATTGATTCCTCAGAACCATCCACGAGGTTACCCTTTTGAACTGCTACCGGAGTCCACTTGCGCTTGCGGCTAATTACTTGATCATATGGACTGAGAGTTGTGTTCATTATTCTCCGCAAGGAATGCAGGGTTCGTTGTTTTCTGGTTTAGGAATGGGACAGCCACAGTCAGGATCGATGTCTTGATCGAACCCAAAGAGATCACGGAAGTCTTCATCAAGAGCCGCGAGGGCATCATCCTTGGCTTGCGTATCAGGCATTACCTGAAGAGCATAGTAAAGACTTGTTTGTGGCGAGTTAAGCCACTCATACAGGAACATGTCGTCATAGGTGACCACATCACTCCAGCTGTTGTATGAATAGCCGTGGAAGAGCATGGTGCTTTGGAACAGGCGAACAACACCATCCACCACACGATTGTAATCTTCCCAACCTACTTCAGCAGCGATCTCGATGTCGGGCGGGTAGTCATAAGACTGGACTCCAAATGTCCCACTATCACGATCGACATGACGAGAGATAGGAGGGGCCAACTCGGGGGCAGTAGTAAACCCATGAAGATCGACGTTGCTGTAAGAGCAGGAAGCCGTAGGCGCGATTGCAAAGGCACGGGACATGTTTGCAGCTCGTGCGATTTGTGCTGCGATTTCAATCGACTTAACAAGTTCAGAGACAAGAAGATAGGCAGGGGTATGCTGTGGGGTATGGTTAAAGTACTGTTGAAGGGCAAGACCAAACTCTTTGTAGGTTACCTTGTTCTGGCACAGGAAGTTAGCAAGACCAAGAACACCAAGGCCAACCTGACGATCAATCTCAGGGGCAAGGTACTCACCGGTATCACCAACACCAGTCTTAGAGTGAAGTTCGATCAGGCTGCTCATACCCTCTACGAAAGCAGGGATAAGATCTTCAAGCTTACAAGCACCCAAATTAACATGCTGGAGTAGACAAGTGCCCCGGCTAGGCAGATAAACTTCAAGGCAGACATTTCCATAGATGCGATTGCCGTTTGAATCGTGGCGGATCTTATTGAGCCAGAGATCACCCTTTTTGATGCCGTCAAGGGTTGCTTCAATCAGCTCATCAGAAGCATACTTAAGGAAGTTCTGGTCTACATTGAGACACCGCTTAACCCAGGAAAGATCTGAACGGGAAGCAGTAATGAATTCAATAGCATCAGGGTGCGTATAATCGAGGTGACACACTACGGCCCCATTTTTATAAACGCCCCCACGCCTTAGGGTTTCATTAAGGGCAGAGTAGATTCGGGCAAAGGAGACGGGGCCAGATGCTGTAAGTCCTTTTCCGTTTTCATTCCCACGAGGACGGAGCTTACTAAGGTGAACAGCAACGCCAGCTCCATTACGAAGAGCGTGGGAGACGAAACGCCAGGAAGCTTCAATTCCCTCAGGCCCTTCCATAGTGTCTTCCACAACGAAGACCGTACAGCTGACTGGGAGGCGGGACTCTGGGTTATCGATCCAGTTTTGGACACGGCCGGTGCGAGCAATGAGGTTAGGGGTGGAAGACATTGGTGTCAGATGAGATCGTCGAGAATAGGAGGTTGGTAGTTTGGGCCCTTGAGTACTTTACCATCTGCTCGGCGGAGGGGCTTTCCATCGACCAGCTTTGACATATTGCTTTCAAACACGCGCCGCATGGCCACGTCTAGGTTCCAGCCACGAGCAGCAGCATACTGGTAGCAGACAAAAACCAGATCAGCAAGTTCTTTGAGCTGTTCTTCCTTTGTGACGCCATCCAGTTCTGTTTCAAAGGCGTCCCTCAGCTCGTGGTACTCCTCTTCAATCAACTTAAATTGGAGTTCGTAAACGGTTTCGTCGGGGGTGTTAAGTGGTTGATCCATCGCCTGTCGAAAGGTGATGGCCTGTTGGAGCAGCGAAGCGTTGTGCATTAGTTGCGAGACTCAGAGATGGCTTTGATCTTACGATCTACATATGCCTTGACCTTAAGCCAGTCATCCATTTCGGACTCGTAGCTTTTGTGGCCTGCGCGGCAAATGTACTTGACGCAATTACCAGAAAGATAATCAAGACCTTGATCAACTATGAAATCCCAAACCTCAATCTTCCCGCGTTGGTAGTGACTCGGGCTGTACTTGCTCATTGAAGAATTCTTTGTAGGCTGGGTTGTTTCGAATTTGCCAGAGACAGTATTCGTTCCAGAGTTTTCCAACTGGTCCTCTTGCTCTGTCGAGTCGAAGTCTGATTCCAAGAACTGTTTGATTGTATCGTAGTGCAATCCAGACGGGAATTCCTCTGAGGATGAGGTCAACGGCATGGAAAACGTTCCGATCAAGGACATAGATAATTGTCAGTACAAGGCCGATGTCTAATCCAATGAGGATTGCGGAGGGGTCCATAGAATGGGTTCCTTGGTGGTGGAGTTGTACTCACCAGGCCGGAGGATCCGAGCAAGACGAGCATTCTTGAGGGCTTCATCGTATGTGAGGCCAGCCTTTTCATAAGAAGCCACGATGGCGTCCCATGGATCCTCAGCCTTGTCAAGGATCTTCTCAGCACCCTTGGCTCCAATACCAGGAACGCCCTTGTAGCCGTCTACGGGGTCCCCTGTGAGGCATTGCGTCCAGAACCAGTAGTCGGCCTCCTCAGGGGTCACGTTGACCTCATCTGTGCCGTTGAACAGGCGACAGGCGATCTGCTTCATATCCTTGTCTGGACTGACCAGCACAAAGTTACTTGGATCAAGATGACACTCCAGTCCAAGAGCATCGTCAGCTTCCAGATTTGGATAGCGAACTACTTTGTAATTCTGAGCACACCACTCTAGGAGTCGCTTGTACCCCACAGGCTTGCGTTTAGTGCGCTTGCCCTTGTAGTCGGGACATACATCCTTACGGAAGTTTTTGCTGTCGGAGAAGTAGAGGGTGATGTAGTTGGTATCGAAGCGTTTCTTGAGAAGATTGATTTCCCCTTCAAAGATTTCCAGAACTTGTTTGAAGTTACTAGCGATTGTAATGAGGTCATCACCCCAGTCAAGTTCAGTTTCAGCAGATTGACAGGCACGGTAGGCATAGAAATCAGCATCGATGCGGAGGTGGGTGTCAGTGACAGTCTGCCCAGGATGATCCTTCCTTTGCTTCTGAGGCAAGGGGAACCCTGAGTTTGTAATACTCGCCCGCTTGGACGATCGACCATTCGAGTTGGAATTTGGCGTCATTGACTAGGTGCGGTTGAACAGCGAGTTGTATTTCGTCATGGATCCAGCCAAGCCATTGGTAATCAATGCCCCAAGCCCATCCAAGTTGTTGTGTTTGTTGGAAGGCAATAGCATTCCATCGCTTACAAACAATTGCTCCAGCGGATTGGAGAAGGTAGTTAAGGGCTGCGTGTCTCTTACCCTGAAGACGGATAGGGCGACCATCAAGACCCTTCAGAACATCGGAATCTGCTCGTTTGTTGACGGCTGTAAGAAGCTGATCAAGACCAGGAATAGCCTCAAGAAACTTCTTGCGGATGTCCTTACCCAGAGCAGCAGCTTTCTTGTCATCAAGAGACTTGTCAAGCGATGTGCCTATCTTCTTATCGGAAGCACCGTAGATGAAGGCATAGGTTAATGTCTTAACATCTTTTCTTGAGCATCCAACCCGATCAGCATTTTGCTGATGAATGTCTCCATTAACGACAACATCCGCGAAAGCACAATTGTCGTAGTAAGCAAGGTAGTGGCCAAGCATACGAAGCTCGAGTCCAGAAGCATCCGCACCAACCTGACGCATCCCAGCACCAGGACCAAACAAAGCACGGCAACGAGGATCAGAAGAAGTTTGACCCAAGTTAGGACGACTGTGCGCATTCCTACCCGTGTTGGTGGCAAGCTGACACGTGTGATGGATACGACCATCTTTAGTAACTGTTTTAAGCCAAGCGTTGGCTCCGTCACTAAGTTGTCCCAAAGCCTTTTGAAGTTCAAGGATTCGTCCGAATGTGGTGGCTTCTTCGGTGTTGATGCCCTTGAGGATGCCTTCATCAATCTTTAGTCGTCCAGTGTCAGTAAAGGTTTCTGGTTTCCACCCCCTCCAGGTCATGAAGGCCCAGCCGATGTGATCTCTGCTGGTTGGGTTGAACTCCTTCAGCTTTGTAAAGGGCGCGTCTTTGATGTACCCACGTGTTGCGTTAGGACGCTTAGGTGTCATCTGCCCACCATCTACATAAGCAAAGGTGGCCCGCATCTTATCAGCAAGCTCGTCCATTTCTGTTCTGAGAACGGACTCCAACTGCTGTGCCTTTTTAACATCAAATGGCCAACCAGCTGTTTCTTGAAGAGCCATGATCGCAGCCACGTCATGTTCAAGGCGAATGGAATCATTGAATTTGTTCAGCTTAGAAGAGAACAACTCAAATAATTTTATGCTGACATGAACATCCTGCTCACAATAGTCCTCCATTTCTTGGGACCATTCGGACCAGTCGGTAGTCTTGCCAAACTCTCCTTTATATTCCCCAAGGCGATAGCCCCAGGACTCCAAAGAGTGACGCCCATAAAGCTTACCTGGCATTCCAATAGGTTTCAGCCGATAGTCCCTGCTTAGAATGTCTGGAAAGAACATCCTACTCATGATTAACGTATCGAACGTCTCTGCCTTTGTTTGAAAGAACGGGTAAACTTCTTTGATAGCAGGAATGTCGAAGCCCACAATATTATGGCCAACAAGAACATCTGCTGAGGCGAGGAGGTTGACACCGTTAGTGATTGAGTCGGCTGAGCCTGTGTCGTTGAATCGATAGATGTCGCCATTGTCCAAGTCTTTGACCACCAGACAATGAAGATGGGTCATGCCTTGACGAGGAAGGCCGTTGGTTTCAATGTCAAAGAGAAGTCTTAAGACCATGCGCCTGGCTCCTCACGGTCGAGGGTTGCTTGCGTAATAGCATCTGGACGGCCGCACTCTTCACAGAAGTAACCGCTTGGGTCCATATTTGAGAAGAAAAAGGCGTCAGAACCGCAGGCACATACAACATGTTGATGCTCAGAAGTCGGTGTAGTCATCAGGTGTGGAAGCGGTTGATTTATCATTGAAAGCAGCAGTGAGATCCTCCTTCATCCGTCCTGTTGCAGAATCAAATGCAATGGTACCAGCAGGGCCAGTCTGCCCATTAAATCGGTTCTTCAACACTCGGATGTTGGAATAGTTCTGACCAGAGGAAAGGTTACGCTCAAGGGCAATGACCATATCAGAAAGTTGCACAATGCTGTGACTGCCTCGAAGATGACCGAGGCTGACCTGTGCTCCATCTTCGTGTCCCTTGTCATTGGCTGGCCGTTTGAGGTGGCTAATGAGAATCATACCAATACCAGTTTCTTCCACAAAGGAACGAAGCTTAGTCATGGTAAGGTCTATCAACTTACGCTCATCGTGCGACTCATTTCCAGACATGAGAATGGAAAGGTGATCGAGGATGATCCAGCCAACTTCTTTGGCAAGAGCCATGAATCGACAGTCGGACAGAATTGCATCAGGGTCCACAGAACCAAAACCATCTCGCAAGTATACCCTGCCAGTTCCCAGGGAGGCATCGAACGCAGCCTTGAGATCTTCTTCAGGTAGTTCATTGTTGAGATGCAAAGGTTTGTTTGCCTTGACGGACATCAAGCGAAGGGCTGTGCGCTGAAGGTTCTCCTCCAGAGCAATGTATCCAACGCTATGACCTTGATCAATCAGTTTCTGGGCTACCTCACCACAGACGGTTGATTTCCCCACGCCTGAGCCTGCGGTAACCGTGACCAGTTCTCCTTTTCTAAGACCACCAGTAATGGAATCAAGAGCATTGAAAGGCCAATCAGCATCCCTACCATGAAGGGGACGGGTTGCCAGGTCAAAAAGATCGCGTCCGTCGATGACTGTCTTCGGAGCGTACTGTTTCTTATTCCAGAGTGCCTGTCTGATGGCATCATAATCTTTGGCAATTACTGCTTCATTAGCATCCTTGTAAGGGGCGGTGGTTGCAATGAATAGTTTATCGTGTGGAAACAAACTTGCACAGTCTTGTGCCGCTTGTTGTCCAGCTTCATCGTTGTCAAAGAGAAGGATGATTTCATCAAACCCCAGGACCCATTTCAATTGATGTTGAAGGGCCTTGCGGGCACCAGCTGCTCCATTTGGTAGGGAGACAACAGGCCAACTTTGACGTACCTGAAAGACGCTAAGACAATCGAGTTCACCCTCAGTAATTACAAGGGACTTACCACTACCCCACAGCTGTTGACCAAATAGGGTGTGATCTTCATTACGACCTGTCCACTTGAATTCTTTGTCTGTGCTGCGACTCTTGAATGAGGTCAGCTGGCCAGCCTGAGAGTAATAAGGGAACCGAAGGCTTTGACTGTCGGCGTCGTAACGAACGTTGAACTTCTTACATGTATCCTCGTGGATGTTACGTGATCGGAGAGGAACAATGTCCCCAGTGAAGTCCATAAATCGTTGCGGCTTGTGAACGTTGATGGAGGTGCCGTCACCATGTTCATAATACCGGCAGGAGAAGCAATGCCCATGACCATCGGTGTAACGGGCAAGAGCATCACTACTCCCACAGGAAGGACAAGGCTCGTGACGGACAAATTCGGAATCGTCGGTCAGTCGAACCATTCTAAGGGAATGTTAGTATAAAGAGCCCAGGGAAATCCATTCTTCGTTGCCCACTCAGCATACGTCGTCTTAGATTCCTTTGACAATGTATTCTTTGGAGCTTGGAAGACAAACCGAATGTCAAGCTCTGGATGTTGCTTTTTAACGGCAAGCATCTTCCTTCGATCTTCTGGTTTGAGATAACCCTTGGCTTCGAGTATGACTCCGTTTGGAAGAACGAAGTCGGGCGTGTAGACGGCTTTAACGGTGTAGTCGAGCTTAAGAGTCTCGTACTCAAAGGACAGTTCGTTGACTTCCATCCACCGGGCCAGCCGTTCTTCCAGGCGGGACCGGTACTTTGGCATTAGAACGGAAGATCGTCGTCGTCATACCCAGGACCAGCTTCATCGGCTTGATCTGGCTTAAACGATGGAGCACCAGCCTTAAAACCATCCACACTTCCAAACAATCCAGCCACGTCTTCAGAACTAAGCTCACCAGAATCAGACCCGCCAGAGCTGACAAGTTTGATAACTTGAGCACCTTTAACTTTGAAGCTGCATCCAACTTTGGTTGCGTAGACATAAGGCTTCAGATCGATGATCAGGCGAACCACCGTGCCCTTCCAGACAGGGGTATCGATGTCCAGGGGAACACCATCAGTATCCACCCAGGGGAACATAGGAGCCCCCTCCTCGCCGCCGTAGGACACCTTGACGAAGCCATCCTCCTGCCACTTGGGCAGTTCCTCGGTGAAGCGCTTGCCGTTCATCTTGTTGCGGCCCCAGGCAATGCACTGCTCGTAACAGGCATCGAACTTGCCAAGGTCTTCCTCAGGAATGCGGAAACCAATGGTGCAGTTGTTGAACTTACCGGAAGGCTTCAAGGCGTTGATGTAGCCTTCAAGCGTGGTGGTGATGATAAAGCGGTTATCAGACATGGAGCAGTTCGGTGATAGCAGCGGTGGTGGTGATTTCGTTGTGATCAGCAATCAGTTGAAAGAGATCATCAACGTTGTCGTCAATGGACACATCAAACCAACGGCAGGCCTCAAGAACTTCTTCAGGAGAAATGCCGTAGTAGTCAGCGAAGTATGCAACGTTGTCTATCATCAGGCTTCCTCGGTGAGGTCGGTGTAGACCCGATCGTAGGCTTCAAGACAATCGACAGCGTTCTCGCCGTTGATAGCCGCAGCAAGATAGGCAAAGTTTGCAAACTCCTCGACAAGGTACGAGAAGAAGTCGATCTCAAAATCAGAGACCTCAGCTTCCGCACAGAAGTCGTCGTAGAGATTCTCAAGGACGCACTCACGTACCCCAAAGATCTCAGAATACTCAGCAAAGTCAGGTGCAGACATTAGCAGAAAAAGTAGGAGGAACCTTGAACATCGTTAATGTCAAGGGTGTTGATCATGACACTTTCATCAAACTCTACTCCTAACTGCTCTGCCCAATTACGAAGCACAGGCTGGGAATAGATTTCAACAAACTTGTCTCGGATTGCTTCAGCTAGATCGTTCATGTCACAGGAACGACCAAGCACACAATCGTGGATTACGGTAAACGGTCTCTGCCATTCAGCAAAGACAAGATGTAACAGGGCTGCATCTAAAGAATGCACAAGGTTTGGACTAGCAGCAGTCTTGGCCTTACTTAGGTCAATCGTACGCTCATCCCATTCCTTAAGCATCTGTGTGTCGATGCGTTGTCCAAGCAATTTGGTTCTG